GCTTCCTTAGTGTTGTTAGCAACGATTAAACTACAGAAAGGTTCTTCTGTTTCGTAGTAGTTCATTTTTCTTCCTCCAATTTCACGATTTCTCCATGTTCCACATTGCTAAATGCATCCTGGCTTTCCTTCCGCAGCGCCGCTTGGTGTATGTCTTCATGGTGATGTACTCCTACTCAAATTCGATTGCTGGTGTGTTCAGGTGCTCAATCAAGCCAAGGCGTTCCAACCGCTCATGGTTGAGACGCTCGCAGTATAAATCTGCTTCGTACTGAGACCTGAATTCCTTGATTTTGGTTTCGCCATTGCGGCCCACAATCTTGAATTTCATTTTTTATCAATCCTCTCCAGTTGGCTCATTTCTTCAAAATGTTTACTCATTCTCCGTCCTCCTGTTTGATTGGCACAAGCTTGTAGTCGCGTCCATCAAGCATGACGCCTACGACCTTGCCAGTCTCTTTGCTGATGTAGATGTCATCGAACGTGTTGTCTCCAGTTTTCATTGCTCGGCCTCCTCACAGCCACATAGCAGCGCAGTAAGCACAACGGCCACCATCGCACTATCAAGCGACATATGTTTAAACTCTTTTCTCGTCATTTGTGTGCCTCCTCAATCGATCTCTGCGACTTCAACTCTCGGATTAGCTTTGTCAATAAAGAACCGATCTCGCAGTTCTACAATGTGATCCCAGTTGTCGTTTTCTAAAAATTCAGCCTTTTGCATGCCGTCGAAGATAAACTTGTGCTGAAACGCGATGTTGTCCGGGTCTGTTCGCTTGTCATACCAGTACCAGTCGAAACTTAGGGGTTTTCCCCATTGAAATTTCACGCCCTGATTCATCGCTTTTCTCACAGCCAACATTACCGTTTCCGTTGCTTGTTTCTTGACTTTTGCTCCGCCAAACATATTGCCTCGTTCAACCTTGATGTACTGGTTAAGAGTCATGAGGGGCAATGGAATAATGATCCTGTTCACGCTGGCTTCACGTCCTTCAGATAGTATTGACGTTGCTTGCCATCAACCATCTCAACCGTTGTGATTAGCTCTTTGGGTGCCTTGCCATCAAAAGCAACTGGCTTGTTGATGTCTTGACTTGCACCTCTGGCGTTGTATCGCTCGATTCTGATGATTCGTGCCACACCGCCGAGATCACGCACGCCCATGAATACTCGATCAGGCACCACAACCAGATCACCGACGTTCACTGTTGATTTAATTGCTTGCATTTAGAATGCCTCCTGTTTAATGCTCGGTTTCATTGAAAAATCTAGTGTTGCGAAATGCTTAGCTAGCCACAATAAACGCAGCAAGCTCCCCGATACGCCACCGTCAGCACAGATACTCTCTGACGCTTCGCAAATCATGCGCGTATCAGCGTGAATAACAGCGCCTAAAAGTACGATAATGTCTTGCCACTGTGCTTCGGTAACGTCTAGGTAGCCTTGATCATAATCGCTTTCAATGTCAGCTATCGTTTGATTCAAGGACGCTTCGTAGGCCCGCAAATGCTTGTCCAAATGCTGCAAAGCTCTATTTGTCATTTCTTCTGCTGTCACGATCTTTTCCCCCTTACGTCGGTTAGCTTTTCAAAATTCAAGGTGCAATCTTTTGATTTTGGAATAATTCGACTGATGAGTTTACTGTTGTACATGCGTTCTAACTCATCCATCTCGTTGTTCGTTGTGATAATTGTTGATAGACGAGGACTGTTGCTCTCAAAATCAAGACGGGCATTCGCAACACGATACATCAGCTCTTGCATGTCACGTCTCACTGGCTTGATGTCGAGTTTCATACCGCCTTCTGTCCCGAAGTCGTCCAACAACAGCGCGTCAGCCTCTTTCATTGCCCGCTCAATGCCTGCCAAGCGCTTGCGAACGTCTGGTGCATCGTATTGCAAGCCCATTAGGTTACTTAGCTCTGCTGTTGAGATAAACAGCCCTGACTGGCCTTCATCTCGTAGACTCGTCAGCATCGCTAAGGCCAAGGATGTTTTACCCGTCCCACGCGGTCCAAACAGAACCACGTTCTTAGGCATTTCCACCATTTGCTTGGTCAACTTGTATGCCCTATTTCCCAGATCTCTTGATTTCTGCAAATCCGTCTGCATTTCAGGCCGCCATTTGTCGAACATAAACTTAGCCGGAACGTTTCCGGGGAAGACTGAGTAGCGATAAATGGCACGTGCCTTTTTACGGTTCAATGCGGCCATAGAGCGTTCGTAGAAGCGCCGTTCAATCTCGTCCTGAGTTGGCAGTTTGCTAACGTCCATCCCTCGCTTTTCGATGATTTTTTGCACGTCCGCATGTGTGAACAGGCCTTTAGTCGACTCCATATCCCCAGTTCTCCTTTGTTTCCGTGTGTTCTAGCCGTCTACCAGATGAAAACTTGCGATTTGCTTGAGCTGCCATGGTGTCGTACTTCGATCTCAGCTTTGATGCGCTTAGAATGTTGGTCTGCCAGAAAGTGTCGATCTGACACCAATCAATCATCTTGTGGATCTTCTCAAACGGTCGATGATCTAGTTGATTCATCTTTCGAACGTCATCAGCCCACACTTGCAAGTTTGGCTTTCTGTGCTCAGGGTTGTTGTCTTTGATCTTCGACCAGAGATAAACAGCCTCAATCATTTCAGGAGAGTCGTCAGCATATTCACGCTTGCGGGAATGCTGACTATCTTCTTTCTTTTCATTCTTTTCATTCTTAGGTTCTTGTTTATGTGTCGTGCGTTGTGCTGTGCGTTGTGCCATTACTTGTGTTGTCGCTTGTGCTGACCCTTTCACACTTTTAGCTTCACATTGCTGATAATCCGCGTAGTGTATGACTTTTAGCGTTGTGCCATTTTCTCGGCTTTTATTGAATGAAATCATGTCATCATCTGCTAGCAATTTAAGGAATCTATCGACCGTTCTTCGAGTTGCACCCCACTGCGCAGCAAGCTTATTGATGCTGGTCAAACGCTCGCCTGCTGCGATCTCAATCAGCTTTCCGTTGACCAAAACTTTGTGAGATTCGTGGTTAACCATCATCAAAATATCAATCCACCACTTTGCGTACCGCTCATTTCCGTTTTCCCAAAGCCAGTGATCCCGAACGGAGCGGTATACTTTTATCCAGCCTCCGTCTGCCATGTAATCACCTCAAATCAGAATGGAAGATCATCATCGCTGACATTGATTGGCTGACCGCTATTGGCAAATGGATCGGCCGTATTGGCTTGGCTTGCTTGTGCCGGTGTGCCGAAAGATGGATTAGAATTTGAAGAAGACGCATCTTTGCTGTCTTTCCAGCGATGCTGAATCTGTGGAAAAGCTGTTGGCTCCCACTTCTTGATATGCGGATAGGTCTTGCCGTTGTACTCTTCGTTTTTGACAGTTACTTTAACAGCGTGTCCAGCAAAGTCGCGAAGCATTGAGGCAAGATCATTCCATTCTTTGTGATCTGGAATGCCAGCATTTTTGCCAATCATGAATAGGTAACCCATTGCATACTCTCCGGTGTCTTTTTTTGGATACTGGTTGTCGAAGATATGCTTGTTCTGGTATTTCTGTGGAACGTCATTACGTACGATTAGGTCGAACTTGATAAACTCACGGTCCTTAAAGTTATCAAATCCAAAGCGGTTAATCACGCATTCATATACGCCGTCCTGAATGTCTCCGTTTCCTTCTGCTGCTTGTGAATAGTCCATTTTGATTCCCATGCTTTAGTCCTCCTGCTTGATTGGCTTTTCCTGATTTCCAAATTTGAATAATTCTTTAATTGGCACTAGTTTTCGATTGTCTAATCTGTTTTTAGCAAAGATCGCATCAGTTCCCTCAAGAATGACGCCACGCCCATCAGTCTTGGGATTGACTACAACGCGTCCTACAACGTCAGTCAGGCCTAATAGCCCGTCACGCACGCTGTCACGAATTGCTGGCGCATACTGGCTGAACGATTGCCCAGTTTCGCTCGTAACATCTCGTGTGTTCTCCCAAGCGGTTACTAGCACGTTAACTGGTGCGTCCATGAAGATCATGGTCATGATACGGGCAAAGTAATTCGTCCATCGTGAGTAGTCCTGAAGCTCGTTGCCAATGCCGTTTTTACTGTGCCTGCCCATCTCGACAAACC